GCAGAAGGAGTGATGCGATGAATAGAAAACTTGACAGTCTCCTCTTCTCCGAACAGCTTGGCCACCCTATTGATTAGATAGGGCAGGTCAAAGAACTCTGAGTTCCAGCCGCTGAGAATATCGGGACAGTTGAGTTGCCAGAATGTCAGAAACTTAGTCAGTAGATTGTACTCATCCTTACACTGAACATAGTCTACCTTGGCATCGATAATACATTTTGATGAATCATACTCGCCCACGCCCCATGTGTGATATACATGGTCAACGTTGTTCTTCAGAGTGATCGCAGTGATAGGAAACGCTGCATCTCTGGGATGAGGGAACCCCTGATCGGACTCAACCTCGATGTCAATGAATGTGACATTCAGTTCATTGCGATCAAACTCACAGCCATCGGGGAATCGCTTGTTGATATACTGCGCAACATAGTCGGTGTTGCCATACACCTGGAAGTTGGATGCCGTGTTTTGATCAATGTAGTCACGACATTCACGCATCGTTCCTGGTTTGATCGGAGCAACAGCCACACCTTCGAGAGTGCGGTACTTGGTTTCATTGCGAGTCGGGACAAAAAGTGTTGGCCGAAACTTGATTGATTCTTTGACACGGCGACCATTCTCATAGCCAACATAGAGGATGCTGCTGCCGTATCGCATAACTGATGTGTAGAAATCGCTCATACTGTATATATTACTGCCATACCTTCAAAAAGTCAATAGAAAAGAGGGGACCGAAGCCCCCTCTCGCTGATTATTCAGTCAGGAGTTGTTTCTCTCCTTCAAGAAGTTTACCTCCGGTCTTGACCGGAATTTGCTTAGCCTTCTTGTGATCGGGGATAATGTTTTTGAGTGTGATTTTAAGCATCCCGTGTTCGAGATCCGCTCCCTCAACTTCGATAGTATCGGCGAGGGTGAACTGTCGGGTGAATGCTCGGTTCGCAATTCCTCTGTGTAGGAGATTGCCTCCATCTTCTTGTTCTACCTTTCCTGTGATAGTAAGTTTCCCATCCTCAAGTGTTACATCGAGATCCTGCTCAGTGAATCCAGCCACAGCCATCTCAATCGAGTAGTGGTCTTCATCATCTTTACGGATATTGTATGGGGGATATTTGGTAGTTTGAGCCGAGTCAGCCATACGATGAAGATCATCAATGTGTCTCCAAAGGCGATCGGCACCTACAAAAAATGGATCGAATTTGCGAATATCGTAGCTTACCATGTGAACCTCCTATGTTAAGCAAGGTTAAATGTAGAGGACCCATCAGGCATCCTCGTCATTATATATAAGCTCTTTGAGAAAAATTTAAACCCCATCATCAAAAAAAGTTAAGGGGGAGCAGGGTTGATGATAAGGAGATATGAAGATGACCCCTGCTCCCCTCTTTACTTATGCAGCCTGTGCAGCTAGCGCACGATAGCCAGCGGCAATAACCTTACGAGAAGGAGTGCCGAGACGATAGAAGTTCTTAACTTCACCCTTGCTGTTTGTCTTTGGGTTGCTGTAGATTGGGAATCCACGGAACCGAAGAGACTGAACAACAGAAGCAGGATTACCAGCGCCAAAGCGAGCACGGATCTGCTTAGCAGTCAGTTCTTCGCCATTCTGAAGTGCCTCAAGGACACGCTCAATCTTAGTCATAACAAGTTCACCTTTTTCAGTTTAAACTTGACAGTCAATTTGCTGCCTGACACCTTAGTGTTTCGTCCCTACGGACTCATCAGAGACAGAATATTTTTATATACTAACTTAAATTTCCTTGTTTGTAAATAGATTTTTGAATTTTTTTTGGTGGTGCCGCAGGAGAGATTCGAACTCCCGACCTGATGATTACAAATCAACTGCTCTACCAACTGAGCTACTGCGGCATACCAAAAGTTACTTCAACAAATCCTCATGTTGCATATTTTTCTGGCGGCGCATGTTATTTTGTGTGGCACCATCCAATCGGTCAAGACGATGCTCAATGCGCTTATGCCAAAAATAATCAATCACATTCACTGCTACTAAGCAGATTACAGCAAGACTCAAAATAATAATCACATATTCCATATACATCTCCTTAAAAATGGCTCCTCAGGATGGATTCGAACCACCGACCGGACGGTTAACAGCCGTCTGCTCTACCGCTGAGCTACTGAGGAATAATTCAAAACCTTTCAGGTAACACTACCTCGAAATTATCAGGATCGAGCCATCGCTCATCACCAGTTTTGAGAGAGCGAATAAACTGTAGGCCAGGACGTAGGTCGGATTTCCATTGAGTTACCTCCCACATCTCGCCGTGCTCATGAACACGGTTTTTACCGTGTCGTGTCAAGCCACGGATTTTGATAATGTCACCCATTTCACGCAACCTCGATGCGCCAAGAAAAGCAACATTCCATCATCCGAACGGTGTTTTCCCAGGTATCGGGAAACTGAGAAACCAGCATACCATTAGGATCACGAGCAACAAAGTTTTCACCAATCTTAGTGATTGTCACATCACCGCTCGAGCAGTTAACTGACTCCCACGTTTCCGTTGAACGCCAATCCGACTTCTTCCATTCACTGATCATTATCATCTCCTTATTCATCATATTCTTACTCTAACCCCAAACGGAAAATATGTCAAGGACTTTTTTTACTTTGCTTCCCGGATAAACCGCTGTACATCGGTGTCCTTATAGTCACCAGTTGAAGCCCAGTTACGGAAAGCAGAGCACTCAAGAACCTTCAGAGCACAGCTCTCCTCGTTTGAGCAACCGTCACAAGGCATCTCTCGCTTGTTCTCAGGAATCGGGAGGATCACCTCAGACTGACGAGAATTGCCCCAAGCAGCTTCGGACTCAAACCCAATCGAAAAATAATCGTTCATTATACAGTCTCCAGATCTTGCAGTTCAAACTCAACATAGTCCATAAGGTCACGGACCTTACGACGCTCATCGGAAGTCAGCCGATTCAGCTGACGACGGATGTGGCGAGGACTGTCGTCCTCAGCAATCCGCTTGATCACATCGATCATGGTGGTATAGTGGTAGTCCATATCAAGCTCCTTATCAATCATCATGTTACCATTCTAACCCGAATACCTAAAAAGGTCAAGGAAAATCGTACCTGCTAAGGTATTGATTTTATTAGAAACTTGAAAAAAGTTACTCCCAGTCGAAGGAAAATTCTACGATTTTCTCGAGTTCCTTCACGAGTTTCCGACCGTAGTCGGTGAACAGGATACCGTGTTTCCAAACCCAATGCTCAACATCCTGGCTGTGGTAGAACGTCTCGTTCTGCGTCATCCAACGCAGAGCGGTCTTACGGTCACCAGCACCTAGTTCGATGTAGGACTGAACCTCCTCCTTGAACTTGGCGAGGAGATAGGCTTCATTGCGAGCCTCTTCCTCTTGTCGACGGTCCATCTCACGGCAGAGACCATCCCAGATAGCCTGCTTGTTGTCGTTATCGGACTGGGTCCAACCCTCGTAGAAGGCTTCGTGAGGACGGAAACCACGAGCATCTTTGTGGAGGTCGGAGATCAGTTCATCGCTGAAGGTGTACATGTCGATTCCCTTATCAATCATCATATACACAGTATACCTGATGATTTAAAAAGAGTCAACCCCTAAAACGACATTTTCCGAAAAAAATATTTTGTTTGAAATCAATGGGTTAGCAGATTAGTCTACTTTTTTCCGCTTTCCGATATTGTATTTTGCTACCAGTTCCCACTCATCCTTCTCCTTGAAAGGAAGCACCTTGATCTGGCTGATAGGAGCAACCGGATTCTCAGTCTGGCTAACGTTCATAACCTCGATCAAATCCCATTCCTTGAGTAGATTCGCAATCGTGTTTCGGCGTGCAATATCGGATTCTGCAAAATTAGATGGTTTCCCATCGAGAGCGAACAGCTCTTTGAAGTGCACGATATAGTAGCGACCCTGCTTATGCAAAATATGGCATGACTGGTACAGAGTTTTCTCTTTCTTAGAGGCAACTCCAATACGAGTCAATGTTTCTCTTACCTTTAGGAAGTCATCGTCGTTCTTCAGACGGACCTCGACTAAGCTGTTAATGTCAAAACTCATTTTTTCAATCCACCTTTATATATTTTTCTTTTTATTTCATCTACCTGCTCGGCAGAAAGTATAGTCATGACCTGCTTTGCTTTTTCATAGCTATAACCAAAATATTCTACAACCGCTTCAAGGTCATCGTGATGTTCAACTTTTGCCCATTTGGCGAATCGCTTCTTGGGTCTCACTATATTTAGGTAAAAAGAAAACTGCAGCTTGTTCTCGAGGTGGCTTCGAGAGTTCATCTCATTCGCTACATGGATTGTATCTTGAAAATATGAGAATTGACGATTAGTAAGGTAGGGATTGTATCCTTTCTCTGCGAGTTGATCATTATCAGTACCAGTCATAACATCTTTATGGGAATTGATTGCATTTACATAATCAAAGGGATTGCTCATCACATACTCTCTTTCGCAATTCAGTTGTAGAAAATCTATGATCTCTTGTATTGAAGTAGAGTTCAATACCACGGCGTTTACAGATATCTCTACCAGTAAAATCCTTATCTTTATATTCTACTCCTAAAACTCTTACATGTAAATGAAAACTCTCTAAGATATCCTCTAGATCCTGTTCAGTTGAATATGGTACTATCTCATCGACGTATTTTACAGCCATCAACTGAATGTACCGTTCAACGATAGTTTGTACTGGCTTGTTCTTTTCCTTTGGTCGATCAATGGTTGGGTCTGTTTGTAGCGCAACAATCAAATAGTCACACTGCTCCTTGGTTTCACGCAACATCTGTATGTGGCCAGCATGAAGTAGATCAAAGGTTGATGCTGTAATTCCGATTTTCATCAGTGCGTCCTCGCACCATCAAACACGCAAACGAAGTAGCACCCTTCAGGTCCAGCATGAACTCTATGAAATGCTCCATCTTCGACAAGAACTGTGTCGCCTTCCTTTACAACAAATTTCTCATTGTCGAGTTCCATCGTTCCACTACCTCGAACAAAAATATAAACTTCTTCTTGTCCAGGATGGGAATGGCCACTGGTGCTTTTTGCTGGCTTCAAATCTGTTGAGCTCAAAATCAAATTATTAAGATGCTTGTTATCTTTGACGGTGTATCTCTCATCCATCTTGATAACTTCGCCGCCAATATCCCAATTCACATGTTTCATTACCAAACTCCTAGTGTTCTACCGTTGCCAATGATGATGAAAAGACAGGTAACAATATGTAGCAATACCCAAAATGTGCGGATGATTGCGACACGATCTGCCTTATTGTCATCATCATATGCTTTACTGCCTATTGCTTTACACCAGTATTCCCACATTGAATATCCTTAATCCTCTCTTTAAAATATTCAATTACCTCACGAGGCATTTTATCTTCACGATCCCATAATTCACGTTGGAATAGTGCGAGAGCTACAGCATCTGCACCATTCATATGCATCAATTGAACTCACAATCTGCCATAATCTCAGTAAGACACGCAACAAGATTCACTTCATGATCTGCCACGAACGCAGACTTGTAAGAGTAGTCTGCAATATGTAGAACCAGCTGAGGAATAGATTTATCGTCAAGGAAATCTGATGCAGTATCATACAGCTTGCGATAAACCACAGATGGCTCGAGATCAGAATTATTCCCGACCCACTTACGCATCTCTTTGAAGTTTCTGTCCTTCAGGTGTCTAACAAGATTTTTGTAATTTGCATCGTCAACATTAACGAGGATACCAGAATCAATAACACCAGTAGCACTATATCGTTGAAGTTCATTGAGCACCCTCCTCCAGTCAGGGAAATGCTTCATGATAAGATTGGCGACTACCTTCTTATCAAACTCGATCCCTTCTGTTGAAAGAATATTCTCAACTCGTTTCATAAACTGAGCTGCGATTTCTGGCTTGTCTTTATTTGTGATCTTAAACTCAATCACAGAGCATCGAGAATGCAGCGGTTCAATGATACGGTTCCGAAAGTTGCAGGTCATAATGAACCCACAATTTTTGGAGAACTCTTCCATAAAATTACGGAGAGCTGGCTGAGTTGACTGAGGATTCAAATAGTCAGCCTCGTCGAGAATCACATACTTACGTGCACCAGAAAGAGAAACGGTTGATGCAAAGTTTTGAATTTCGTTTCTCAGCGTATCGATGTTACCATTCATCGATCCATTGATCACGATATAATCGAAACCGCACTCTTCCAGCATCGCTCGAGCAACAGTTGTTTTGCCAACTCCAGGTCCACCAGAGAGGAGAAGATTTGGCACATAACCTTTGTTAACAAACTCAGCAAATGTTGTCTTGAGTTCTGCTGGAAGAATACAGTCCTCGATACGAGAGGGACGATAACGCTCTACCCACAATTCTTGCATAATATAAAGTACCTTTCAATTAGCGGGATTCAGTTGCGATGAAGTACTCGAGTGCTCCCTTCTCAGTTGCGAAATGTGAAATGCCTTTCGAAGAAACTCGAACGGTATAATCATTTGACATGATCTTCAGATTATCAACCTTAAAGACGAGCTCAAACTCTTCATCGGTTTCACCGACAACAACACGATATCGGTTCGAGGTTTCGTTCTTTGAGTCTCCGACTTCAATGGCAATCTCACTACCGTTACCGACGACACACCAGTTCGGTGCCTGTAGAACACTCGCTGCCTGCATGGTAGACTTAAAGACATCATTAGTCAGCTTAAATTCAACCTTGACATCGGGAAGAGCGATAGCCTTTTCTGGCGCAGCTGTGATCATGTTCCGATCGGCAAAGAAATAACGGATAGAGGACTTACCGTTTGCGACCTCGACGCTGCTCTCATCAAAATTAAAGTCTGGCTTTTCAAACAGACTCACTGCGCTGAGAAACTGATTGAGATCATAGATTGCGAACGGCGAATCAAAAGTATCCTCGACTTCAGCGACAGCCATGACAGTTTTCTGCGGTGAAATCGTGCGGATCGTATTGCCTTCATTGACAATAAGACTTGGGTTGATTGAAGAAAAATTCTTCAGCACCGAAATGGTGTTAGTCGAGATATTCATAAGTTTAACTCCATGTTAAAGACATATTGTACTATTCAATTCAAGTAATGTCAAGTTATTTCAGTTTTTGGTTCACATCAGCAGTAGCCGCTGCGCCGATATTTGCAAGATCGACCAAACTGCCACCGAAAACATAACTACCTGTATGCGTCATTGTCATCCAGGGACACATCCAAACCTTGAGTCCAGCATTCCTTGCCCACTGACAGAACATATAATCTTCTGACAGATATCGCTTGGATTTAGGGTCAATCAGTGCATCAAAGTAGCACATAATTTCTCTAGATCCATCGAAGTTTGCTGATCGAACATGATCAGGCTTGTACATCAGCTCGGGATATGCTTCAGCAAATTTACTGAACGTCTTACGCTGAATCATCATGAAACCAGTACCACCTTCAAGAACTTCAACAGGCTGATCGAGAGGAATTTCACTCACACCTTCTGCTGGATTGAAAACATAATCTCCAACATACTTCTGAAGTTCTTGAGGATTTGAATCTGCAAACCCTTTATCTACAGCCATCTTGATCTTTTCCCAAGAGATTGTTTTCTTGGGATATGGTCCGCAAATAATATCCTTGTCTCCCTCTGGATCTGCCAGAGCAGCGAGCGTAACGATATCGTTGGGGTTGAATCCGATATCGGAATCAATGAACATGAGATGAGTATATTTCTCATTACGGAGAAACTCATCTGCACAATAATTACGAGCACGTGTGATTAGCGACTCATTGAACAGATAAAAGAAGTCAATCTCTATGCCATAATGCATACAGAGTTTTGCGAGGTCGGCAGTTGCCTTGGTATACTGACCGCCGCACATCCCTCCATACATCGGAGTAGCGACAAAGATCTTTCGCTTCCTCAGTTCTTCAACATCAATACTCACTTCCATTTACTTCTCCTCATGGTGTAAATCATGATTGTACATAGCAATGATCGCATAATGGATAATCTTCATCAAATCTTTGCGATTGTATCCATTTTTCTTACCATATCGCTGAGCATACTTCATAATGTTACCAATACAAAATCCTTCGCCATGACCACCGTCAATGATGAACTCTGTTGCTTGATAATTGTTTGTGGAGTAATGCTCACCGTATGTACCATCAATATAATTTTGGATCTCAGAAATGAGATCGCCTTCGTTGTATTTATACTTGATAGACATGTTAAGCAACCTTTTTCTTACGAAGTTCAAGAATCATTTTATATTCCTCAAGTGTTGTTGACCCCATATCAGTATTATGAGAACGACGAATCACTGCACCATCTTCAAGATCACCACCTTTAGCCCAAGCAGTATCATGACCCCATACCGAATCTGCGAGTTCAAGGGGTAGACCATCTATGGCGCATTTATAGTCTTGTAGAGCAAGACGTTCTTCACGTTCAGAGGTGCTCAAACTACGCTTGTCATCTCGGAAAACAACTCCAAGATTTTCAATCGAAGTCAACTCCATAAACTGGTCGAAGCAAATTTTCTGCACAGAGCTGTTTGCAAAGTTCTTCTGATTTTTACGGAAGAACTCTTTCGCAAAAACTGGTTCACCCTTCTCGTCTTTGATAGTCAAATCGTTCAAACTGGCATCCTTATTACCAGTCAGTTTCGAGTAGACCTTCATAAACTCTTGAGCAAACTTCTTATGATCTTCGATCTTGAAATTACGATTGCTCTCATATAAGCCAAACCAAACGAGCTGCAGAGCAGAGAAGATGTCGGTGTTGAACTTTCGAGAACGACTATCCCCAACTTTCTGAATATCTGTTAGAAAACGGTCAACAACATCTAGCTTAGAAATTTTACCTCCTTCAACTAGATCTTCGATTTGAGTTTGGCCAGCATCAACATTGCCACCGCCCATAGACTTGATCATTGCAATAGCAACATACTCGTCCCACTTGCGACGATGATTCGGTTCCATATCAAAGTAGGCTGATGTTATATCGCCTCGCCGATCAGTCTTTCGCTCAAAGAGCGGAGAAGGTTCGTTGTCATACTCCTTGTAGAAAGTTGTACGAGTACGAATTTCTTTGGTGACATTCGAGGTATCATCAGACATAACCATCTCCATAAAATTTACAGGAGTAGTGGTATTGATTACTCGGAAAAGATCAGTGGCTTCTTTTGGAGTGCAAACGCAAGAGGTGATTGGAACTATAATGTTTGACAGATCCAGATCTTCCATCATGTTGAACGTAAGTTTGTTAACAGGAAACCTGTTTTGATAGAAGTTCTTCATTGCACGGATGCGATGTCCACCATCAATAACGAGGTACTTGACTCCAGGGTAAACCTTTTGGGCTTCAGCATCTTCGGAAATATCACGAAGAGTGATCATACCGATACCGTTACCATTCAGCAATGAACTGACAATAGCAATAGATTTGCGTGGTCCCTTTGTTACTGGGGGACGCTGGCCAATCGGATCAGGATTCAATTTTCCGGAAATTGTGAGATCAATTAAGTCTTGTGCAGTGAGCTGCATGTATGTCTGTTTCATAATGATTCCTTTCGAGCAATGCTCATCTTGTAGTCACAACCATCGTGACAAGTATCATTATACCAAATCAATGGAAAAAAGTCAACCCCTTAACCAAAAAAACTTTCCAGACTGTTCTCAACCTTCTGGTACTTACCTCCCGAGCGATCCTTCAGCCGGAGCTCTGCATGACCAGTGGTTTCACGAATGTACATGGTGCAAAGATCTGGAAATAGTTCTGCGATCTTTTCAATGGAGGTACGGACATATTCTTTGGTCCTTATTTCCTGCAGACCACCTTCTTCTTTGTAGTAGTTGCTCTTTACTGTATAGTTATCAAGTCGACAAAGAACACCGTGCTTCACATACTGCCTGAGACTGTATTCATAGTCCTCACCATGATTGGTTACTCGAGCAAGATTATCGTCGTGGTCAACAATGACGCCGAACATAGAGGCAATGATGTAGCAAAGTTTTGTATAGATCCTTGGCTTCATAAAGTATGCATTAGAAGCAGCATAGATACCAAAGGTATGAGCGCCAGCCTTTTCAGCCTCAGTGAATCCCTGGAAAATAATTTCATCTTCCAGGCTGTCAATCGGCTCTAGAGTTTTCTCATCCTTGCGACGCTGCACTTCTTGAACATCGTCGTCAAACATCATCAGGCGAGTACCTGCAGGATACCACTTCTCAATGAAGTTACGCTGAGCACCAATTGTTGGAACACCGACCACAATATTAGAACCGTAGTCATGACCCTTCAGAGCTTCTTGATAAATTTCTTCCTCTTCAGTATTAGCAACAAAAACAGTCACCTTACTAGGATCGATTTTATGATGCTCAAAAACTTTGAATGTTTTATCCTGAATAGTTTTAGAACGCTTGTATGATGGAACAGCAATACTATAATCCACGATTAATCTCCAAAAAATGATTCAAGAGTTGCGCCCTGCTTGGCAATGACGCCATCTTCATCTTCCATATTGTGGGCTGCTAGATAATCACCCCACTCTTCAGATGACCACATGCTAGGAGACACACCATTCCAAAGTGGACGCTGGAATGGATGGTCCTTATCCTTACGCCGATCTTCAACAAACTGACGGCGGAGGTTCTCATAATCCCAAGACTTCAGCTCGAGCATTTTCTCACGGAAGTATGCGACGATAGACACACGATCATTATCATCACCAAGAGGTTCTGTATTTGTGTGAATACCCTCATGGTTACTGACAAGCAGTAGATCCCCTGGCTGTAGATTGATACCAACCTTCCATTCTGGGAGTGTGAAGATAAAACCTTTCCAGCCCTGACCGATACCAGAAATATTGGAGAAGCCAGAGGAGAGATCGCCAGCATCACGATGGCCAGCTGTACGCCAGTTGTAGTTGATAGTCAGCGTAGTGAAAACTGTTTCGTCGATAAGAAACCGTGGATCAAGTTTGTCAGCACATGCACGTTGCGCACCCCAGCGAACTGGCAGTTCCTTCTGAAACACTTTGTTGAGTTTACGAAGATACGGAAATGAAAGTTCAAACTTCTCAGGATTCTTTTCGTTGTATCCACAAGCACGACCGTAGGGGATACGAGGATACCGATCATAGTAACCAGCGATACCAGACAAAACTGTTTGGGCATAGTTTGTTTCTGAAATCATTTTGACAACTTCAGATGCTTCCTGCTCCTGAACTTCTTTCGGCTGATTATGCATACGAGTAACCCAACGGTCAAACCAACCATCATACTCGCCATACTTATCACCGATCACCTTAGACCGTAGCCAAACCTGACCACGAGTTTCTTCGGTGGAGTTTTTTTCTGTAGGAAAATCATCGAACAGGTGATTGCCCATAAAGTAGTCAATCACTTCCAGCTGATATGGAGTAACCCAATCTCGATGGCCACGATTAGCAGAACCAAGCTGATCGCCACGAGGTCCAGCTGCCATACCACGATTCTGAGATTCAACCGCAGCATCACGCAGTCCCTTGTATGCTAGATCCTGTTCCTCTTTGGTGAATACACCCTTACGAAACTTGAAGATGATATTTTCTTCATCCTTTTGATCAGGATTCAGATGATTTAGATTATACAAATCACAATCTTCATTTATCAATAAATCAAAGTCATCCTCGGTGGCAAACTTACCAAGAATATCATCACGATCTGTATGTGGGCGTACAATTTCTTTCATTCAAACCTCCATTGAATATTCAGTATACTAGTATGTATACGATTTGTCAAGCAGTTTTTTTCATTCTTCGGAGGATTTGTTTGTATTTCTTTTGAGCACGGTCTAAATGTATTCTGTTTGCTTTCTTTTTATAGATAATGCCCTGTAAATGATCGCACTCATGCTGGATCGCTCGAGCTGTCATTCCTGTATATTTTGCAGTTGTAGTTTCGCCATTCATATCAGTAAATCGAAGACGAACCTGCTGAGGTCGTTTGACCTTAATATAAAGTCCAGGATATGTCAAACACCCTTCCTCAATATAGGTTTCTTCTCCCATTGTATTTACGATTGAAGGATTAAACATAGCCATGATTGTATCACGATCTCTCGGATTCCCCACAACAAAAACTGAAAGAGGAATACCGCATTGAGGTGCGGCAAGACCGATACCGTTATGTAGAATCATAGTCTCGGCAAGTTGCTCAGCAAGTTGCTTTGGATCAATCTGCGGATTCTCAAAATCAAACCTTTCTGTCGGCTGTTTGAGAATCGGGTCGTTTGGATCAACTAACGTATAAACACCCATTACACACCTTTGAGGCCAAGTAGTGTTTTCAAATCAGGAGCACGATAACCTGGACCCTTCATCACCTTACCGTCTTCACGATAGATTGGCTTTCCTTCTGGGCCAAGTTTCGTCATGTTACTATTATGCACCTCTTCGAAACATTTGTCAAGGTCTAAACCGAAAGAATGTCCAGCGCCATAGACAACATAAAGGAGATCGGTGAGAGCATCAGCAACTTCAACAATATCACGTTCAATCAATGCCTGTCGCAGTTCTTTCAATTCTTCATCAATCAAGTCATATCGTAATTCAGATACACTCGTCCATGTTGGTTCAGTTTCAACAGTTTGCCCAAAAGCATTCATGAACTCTGCTACTTTTTCAAAGTTTGTCATCACACATTCCTATATTCATAATTGTCAGATTTCTCATTTTCACTCAATGTAATCGCACCATTAGAATGGTGGAATCGTCTAGCCATTTCAGTTTTTGGACTCAATGTCACAAACCGCATAACTTCTGGTTTATTTTCTTTAATCCATTTTACTGCTTCAAATACAATCTTACGACCAGCGCCTTTTTCATAGGACCATACCGTATAAAATACAGCAATCCGAGGAGCATCTCCATAATCTGGAAAACGAATTAAGTCAGAAACTGTTTCTGGAACCTGATCTGTATATGCGACACAAATTACTGCTGACGGATCGCCAGTGAATTCATTTTCAATCATGAATATTTGCCGATTAAATCCTGTCCGAAATGCATAACTTAACTCTGGTCGAACTGGATCATCATCAACTAGATAACTTCTATCCTCTGTTACTTCACGGAAAATCATGCTGCCATCCTCGAGAAATTTTTATGTTTTTCAAATCTAATTACAGAACGGAACTTGTCTTGTAGTACATCCCCCTTGTGGGAGATCACGAACACATTAGTATCTTTGCCTAATTCATCGAGCAGTTTTAGGAACTCATCACAACCATTGGCATCAAGAGAAGCATCGAAAACTTCATCGAGAATCAGCAGGTTGGTATTCGTTGAGTTCTTCATTTTCGCAATAGCTCTCCAGGTCAGAAGTAGCGCAAGGTCGATACGCATCTTTTCTCCTTCGCTGAAGGAGGCATAACTGAACGAATCTCTGTGGCGAGACTTAATAGTCTCATCAAAATTTTCATCTAACTCGAAACTTACGAAGAACTCCATTGCTGCAAGATATCTGTTGACCAGCTTATTCATCACGGGAATATACTGTCGAACAATCTGTGTTTTGATTCCCTTATCTTTGAGTAAATCAGCAGCAACTTCGAGAACCTGCTGTTCGTTCAAATACTTTTCTTTCAGAGTTTCGTTTTCGGCAATTTTACTTTCGATCTTTTTGATTTCTTTGCTTTCAGCCTTCACATCTTTTTCGTTGTTCGTTTCGGTATCAATATTCCCTCTGAGCTGTTTGATGTATTTGTTAAGAGAGGAAATTTGATTGTTGCTGTCAGAAACCTTTTCGAGATATTCCTGTATTTCCTTATTGATTTCACTAATATCAAGAAGACGTTCGTTTTCTTTTTCTAGTTCTTTTTGCAACTTATCAAGCGCATCAGTAACCTTATCAATTTTCGTCTTGCTTTCTGTGATCTTACTCGTTTTGATATTGTCATCAATATCCTGATCGCAAGTTGGGCAATGATCGTTGTCTTGATAGAACTTAATCTCTCGCTTCAGCTTCTTAGTTTTGTCTTCAAACTTTGATTCGATGTTGAGAATCTCATTCAGTTTCTTCTGAACCGCACTTTCATCTTTGACAGTTTCACGAAGTTCATTTACCTTGTCATTATTGTTTTCAATCTCAACCTCGAGTCGATTGATAGCCGCCTCCGATTTGTCAATCTCAGCTTTGAGAGTGTCGATTCGCTCTTTGTTTTTTGATTGAATGTCATCCAAATATTTTTGGTGAACGCTCAGCTTCTCTTCTTCGAGGTCAATATTATAACGAACCTCTTTCAAATTTTCCTTGTTGGTTTGCAGCTTTTCTTTCAGCAACACATTCATCACTGTGAAGATTTTGATGTCAAGAATATCTTCAATGATTTCCCTACGCTGGTGCGAAGGAAGTTGCATAAACGGAATGAACGTGGAAGATCCGAGAATTACAATTTGAGTGAATGAATTGTAATTCAACTTCAGAACATTTTTCTCTAGATATTCCTGGTAATCACGAACAGAAGCTGTTTGGTCAACGAGATTATCGTCACGATATATTTCATACTTGTATGGCTTGACAGCTCGAACGATTTTATATCGTGAACTACCGATTGTGAATTCAACCTCAACAACCATACCCTTTTGGTTTACGGAGTTGATGAGCTGTGGCTTGTTGATCTTTCGGAATGGCTTACCGAACAATGCAAAACAAAGTGCATCGAGAACGGTTGATTTACCAGAACCGTTCTCCCCAACAATCAATGTCGTTGGTGCTCTATCAAGTTGGACTTCCGTCCACACATTTCCGGTAGAAAGAAAATTCTTCCACCGGACATTATGAAAATGAATCATGCAACTTCCATGTTCTGCGCTTCAATATATAGGTTAGAAAACAGCTGCTGAAGTTTTGTTTTATCAACTTCTGTTTCCATCTTATCCACATAATTGAATAGAGAGGTCAACGTATCCTCTGCTTCACTGATAATATCTTCTGCTGATTGCTGATCTAAATTCTTATTGTCATCAACAATCGACACGTTAGCTGGGTTCACCTTATACAGAGAATCAAGTACCATGTCAAACCAGTATGGGTTGTTCTTCGACTTTACAATCATCTTCACATAGGTGTCACGATACAGATCAAAATCATACTTACTGAGTATTTCTTCATAAGAAGAAACGTCTGTGTCATCATACCATAGCTTATTGAACATTCTATATGGATTTTGAATAAAAGTCAAGTCTCTTTTCTCAGAATCAAAAATATGAAAACCACGACGATCGTTGTAGTCGTTCCATGTCATTTCATATGGGTTGCCAAGATAGTGTATATTTCCATTAGATGATTTATGATGAAAATGACCAGAGCAAACCATATCAAACTTCTCAAAATGTTCTGTAGGCATACCATCATGCGATTTCATACCAAGATGCATTTCAAATCCATTCAACTCAAGATGCCCAAATAAAATTTGAGATCTTGTTTCCTGAATGTGTTTCATACTACTGTTGTAATTAGTAGCATTGATCCATGGCATCATCGTAATACCAACACCATCAAACTCAATATCCTTTGGTGTTGAATAAATCGAGATGTCATACGTATCGAACAGCTCGTTCATCGCATTGATCTCATTTGAGTTACGATACGGAATGTCATGGTTTCCGACAATAACATGAAAATCGAAGCCATGCTCTACTACAGGCTTGACAAAGATTCTCTTGAACTCATTCAAAGTCACATAGTTAATAAACTTCCTTCGATCCACAATATCGCCAAGATGAAATATAGTAGTGATGCCATTGTCAATAAGGTACGGAAAGAAAACATTGCTATAAAACTTATCAAAGAAATCAAGAAATATTTGACTGTCGTTGCGCACACCGAAATGTGTATCTGTAATGAGAGCTGCCTTCATAGAATCAATCTTCGCTAATTAAAACATCTACTGCCATAGAGTTTTTGTTGCGTTTTCTGCGTTTTGTTTCTTCAAACGATTCAATAAAATGATCAACATGATCTCTTGACCATTCAGAAGTTTTGTTAGAATTAGAGTATGTTTCCGTATCATGCCCCTGTGTTGCACGATCAAGATTCATAACTGAAACTTCATCCATCAATTTATACTTTGTGTACAGTTGCTTCTTCTCTTTTTGAATCCGACGTAAGAATGCATAATAAATGATTTGCGTAAAATAAGCAAATGGATTTTGAGATTTTTCAGGATTAAAATTGTCAATATACTGCAGACAGTTTTCAATACCATCTGAGATCATTTCTTCTTTGAATGTGTAATTAATGAAGTTTGGTTTGTGTGATAGATGTACTGCAATCTTCATGAGACACTCGCCGATATATGGACTGACCCTTGGTCTTTCCTTTCCGGCAATTTCCGCTTCTGATACAGAATCCTTATATTCAATCATTGCAGCAAGGAACTCTTTGTTGTTAACGTAATGCTCCTTGCTCTTTTTACTTGTCCTTGCCATTAGTGCACCACAATACTTGTATTTGAAAATCTTTCGAACATTGCCATAGTTGTGTCCTCATCTAAATCATTTTCATATTCAATATCCCTTTCAATCATTTTTTGATCGAGGACATCTAGCGCATCAAGATAAAAATCTTCAATTTCTTCTGTTGGTTTTGCTGATAGAATTACATGTTTCAATTTAATTGGAAAATCATTTTCCTCAGTATAAACAGACCATTTAGCCATACGAACCGTTGCACCCTTCATTGTGTTATGAGCAATCAGCTGTAATGGTCTATTCAAAATCACATACTCGCCATCGCTACTCTCAACATAAGAAATTATGTCATCTCCTGATACTAACTTGAAGTATACTATCTCTTGATCCATAAGTCAATCCTTTTCTAGAGTTTTATGTTGTATATTTTATACTCAAACTCTTCTTCGTTATAAGTCTTGATTCTTTCTGCAAAATGATTGAGTGTGTAGTTTACTTTCTTTTTGTTTCTAAGATCGTCAGCAATGTCGAAGAGAATTGCTTTGTCTTTAGCATCCCCCTTTCGCAGACCTCTGCCAATAGACTGAAGATTACGAATACGAGACTTAGTGGGAGAAGCAAAAATAATATTGTGAAGATTACGGATATTAATACCAGTACTGAAAGTACCATATGAAGCAATGATGATTGCATCT